GAAGCCGACGCGGAACAGGTTGCGCTCTAGATCGGAGTAGAAGCCGGCCACCTGATCCACAAGCTGGTGGTTCATGTAGGACTTGACGCGGGCGGCAGCCTGTTCGCGGGCCGGGTCGGTGTAACCCAGAATGCGGGTGCGGACCGGGCCTCGGGCGGGCCAAAGTTCTTGGATGGCCTTGGCCTGGAACTTGACGACGTTCTCGATCAGGAGGGGGTGGACCGCCGTGCAGGCCCCGTCAACGTCAGTGTTGCCCTCGCCTTCCGTGTTCAGGCCGAGCCACTGGATGCCCTTCTTGATCTTCTCTTCCCACTGTTGACGGGAGTTCTTAAAGGAAGTATGGACGTCCTGGCGGGCAGAGCCGATGTCGTCGACGACGGCCTGATCCAGCATAGGGACGAGGTTAGCCCCGAAGGACATGTCGACCTCGATCACTTCCTCTTCAGGAATGACAAGGAAAGTTTCCTCTGAGAACTCGAATTCGAGTTCGGGGCTGTCGTCGTCTTCAGGGAGGATCGGGTTATCGGACATTGGTCACTTGGCTCCAGTAGCTACGGAAAGGCTTGCGCCGGCTTACCTTGTCGGGGCGGCTGACGGTCTCTTGGGTCAGTTCATAACGACGACGCAAGTAAAGGAGCGCCATCACCATGGCGTCAACCGAGTCGTCATGGGCGCCCTTGGGGAATTCCAAAGCCTCTTGCAGCAGTTCGGCGGCATACTTCTTCTTGAGAGGTATCCAAACGCGCTGCCGCTCGATAATGCCTGTAACTGCATGAGCGCGGGCTAGCTTATCACGATCAGGCTGGAAAGGCAATACCGGCAGCTTGTTAAGCTTCAGGTCCTGTATGAGGGACTGGCCGGAAGCCTTGTTTTCGATTACCATCTTGTCGGGCCTAAAGAGGTCATGTTGCTCTTTGGCAATGTTTCGGAGTTGGGGGAATGTCCACCGGCCCCGGACCTGATTCAAGAGGATGGCATTGGGCTCCTGATATTCGTAGCCCTGGTCGTCGGTATAGGTCAGGTGGAAGATGCCCCAAGTCTGGATGACGGAGTAGTCGGCTGTGGCCTTGGTGCTAAAGGCCGTGTCGAGGGTCTGGATGATTTCGTCGCACTCGGGCGGTTCGTCCTCGTCCCAGTCCTGAAAGTCGTCCTTCGTAAAGACATTGCCGTCGTCCCCGATGGGGGTCTGCATGTACAGGGCGCCCCAGTCGGAGCGGGCAAGGCTCTCCCGGGTGGCGGTCAGGTCGTCCATGGTGATGTATTCGGGCCAGTAGGAGGTACCCTCGGGCAGCATGAGGTAGTCGGCTGCGGCCTTATCGAGGATGGCCGGGATGGATATGACCTCCCACTGGTCGACCTTGGCGTTACGGGCAGCCTTGTCGAGGAGGAAGCCGGAAAGGTCCCGGACGTGCCAGCGGGTATTGACGAGGATGATCCGGGAGTCGGGCAGCTTACGGGAGCGGAAGCCGGGGCCGTACCAGTTGTTGACCCGCTCGCGCTCAGTGTCGGACTTGGCGGTCTGTTCGGAGAGGGGGTCGTCGAGAATGCCCAAGTTGAAGCGGTAACCGGCGATGGACTTGCCGGCACCGGCCGGGAGGAAGGACCCGCCAGAGGTCAGCTTCCAGCCTGTGACGCCCGACATGTCGTCGCGGATTTGGACGCCCGGGAAGATTTCGAGGTATTCGGGAGAACGGAGCAGGTCCCGGATGCGGCCCGAACACTCGACCGCCTTGTCGGTGGTGTGTGAAATCCACATGATGCGCCATGTAGGGTTGCGGCCGAAGGACCACGCGGCGAACAGCATGAGGAGGACGGACTTCATGGAGCCCGGCGGCAGGGCCAGCATGAGACGGGTGACGGAGCCCTCGTCAACGTCTTCGAGAGTGGCGGCAATTGCCTCGATGTGGCGACCGTCGCGGTAGTCGTTGCCGTCGAGCATAAGGTGAGCTAGCAGCTTCACGAAGACGTAGAAGCGGTCAGCGGCTTCGATGACAGCCTTCTGGTGAAGGGCCTCTGCTAGCTCTGCCTTGAGTTGAAGGAGAGCGTCGGGATTAGTTGATGCGGAGTTTGCGCTCAAGGTCCGGCTCTGCTTCACGCAGGATAGCGGTCAGTTCATTGATCCGGGTGTCCAGTTCTTCCTTGGAATGGACGGTGCGGTGGACGATTTCCTTCTTGTCCACGAACATGCCAAGGTACTTGGCGAGGTTCTCCATGGCGCGGTTGGCGTTGGTGAAGTCGCCGGTCTGCATGGCCGCCGTGGCAATGTCATTGAACCACTTGACGACGTCCTCGATGTTGATTTTCATTCGGGCTTTCTCCTCGATTTCGAACGCGGTTACTAGGTCGTGGAAGTGCGGAAGGGCTAGGTTCTTGTTGGCGATCCGCAGCAGGATGTTGTAGTTGTTGGTGTCGTAGCCGGCGAGGCGGGCCGCACCGCACTTGTTGGTCCGGCCGTTCAGGGCGTACTGACGAGCGAACTCGACCTGCTTCGGGGTCAGGTTCTTGAAGCGTTCCACCTTGTCCCAATGCGCGTGCCACGTTTCGCGAAGCTGTTCTTTAATGGAGCGGATCGCCTCAACGTGCTGCTTGGTGACGGCTCGCTTGGGCTGGTGGATGTTGAGTTCCCGTAGTTCGCGACGGTACTGTCGTTGCCGTGTACCTTGTGAGAGGCGGTTGGGTCTGCGGGCACGATCCGCCTTCTCCTTCCGTTCAAGGTAATCCGGCTTGGGCTTCGTCGAAACTACGGGAACGTAGGGTTCGTCAGGCTTCTTTTTGCTCATGCGCGGCTGTATCCTCCTCGTCGACACGGACGATGGAAATGCGAGACCGACCCTTCTGCGTATGGCTGCCCGACCGACCCGCGCTATAGAAGCGGAGACCATGACGTTCGAGGGCAGGACGAATGCGCCGGAGTTCAGCAGCAAAGCTGTGAGAAGTTTGCGGCAGGCGCTCGCGGGGGCCGATGTTCATTTCCAGTTGACCAATCAGGTCCGAGTAGGTTCCAGAGAACTCCTTTTGCTTTTCCATCATACGCAACATAGCAGAGGCCATGCCGTGGAACTCCAGCATCTGGCTCTCGGCAGCCGAGCGGTTCCGCTTGTAGACTTCCATGAGACGACCCTCCGGCCACCCGAAAGCGTGTTCGGCGGCGACGGCCCAGACGGCAAAGGCAGACATGCGGGGCTTTTCGGCCAGCACCACATTACCATAGTTTTGCGTAGCAATCAACGCGGCATTCATGAGGGAGCCCAGCAGTTGGGCGTGGCTGGCATGGAAAGCATCCCAGAACTCGCTGTCGTCCCGCCGGAACTTGGGGTCGATGCGGGGCAAGTGGACGTGGATGGAGCGGTCCACAAGGTCGCCGCGCTCAACGACGTCGGGGATGCCATTCATGGCCACGGGCCGGCAGACGCGGACAGCAGACTCTTCGGCGTTGGTATAGAGGGCCCGGCCGCCCTGCGCCCCGGTGCCGGTGCTGATGACGCACAAGGCGTCCGACATCTTGTTGGTGATGTGCGAGACGTTGTCGAAGGCCAGCACAAAGGAGTTGCGGACCATGGCTTGCAGGTCGCGCTGGTCCTCGGGCGGGGTACGCATGTCGAGGGCATGCGGGTCAATGATGCGGCGCATGAGGCGCAGGATGGTAGACTTGCCGGAGCCCTGCTCGCCGGAGATGGTGAGGACGGGATAGGGACCTTCGGGGCGCAGGCAGCCCAACAGCCATGCCACAAGAAGCATAAGGGTATCGTCGTCGGCGGCAACGAACTGCTTGAGGAGGCGCGGGAACTCGGAGGCCGGGACCGAAAGGTCAGGCTCGACGAGGGGCAGCATGCCGGCGCCGCGCAACATGCGGATGTGGGTCGGGCCGCCCGGGACGCGAGTTATGCCATTGGCGCTAATGTGCCATGCGTCATTTGCATCGTTGCCGATGTCCAGATACAGGTCGCCCAGCTTGCCGCCAACGCGGATGTAGTCCTTGACCTTCTGCCCGCGCGAGCGTACCCAATGAGAAAAGTAGGTCTGGGCCGCAGCGAACAGGTCGCCGTTGGGCAGATGGCCCGCCGTGTCTACGCAGAATGCGGAGAACCAGCCCCTGAAGTCGCAGTGGCCAGAAGGCGTGACGGACAGCGTGCGGCGAATGCCAGCCTCGGTATAGTCGAGGAACAGGCGGCCGTCTTCGGTGGTCCAGGGAGTAAGGTGAAGCTTCGCGTCGTTGAGGAGTTGGACGCGGTTGATCTTGTCGCTCATAGTGGCTCCTTGGCTATAGGAGCATCCTAACCCGGGTGAGTGAGGGTTGCAAGCAGATTCTCACCTTTCTCACCACCCACCCAGCAACAAGAAGAAATTACTGGGGCTGATCACAGGAGGCGGGGGTGCCGTGATAATCCAACCCGTATTGTTGCCGCCATCTGTGCTATTTGTAGCATTCCAAGTCGCCCCGCCGGTCGCATTGCTGCGGCTGATCGACAGGTAATTGCCGGTAACGGTACCGCTGGCCTTGGACAGTGTATGGGACGCGGCGGTCACACTACCGATAGTAACAAAATTTCCAACAGTACCATTGATGTTCCAGTTGGTCAGCGTCGTCGTAGTACCTGCCGTAAACAAAAAGCTGGTCGGCTGAACGCTATTGGCCAGCGTCGTGAAGGTGTTGCTGCCGGTGATCGTTAGCGCGCCAGCACCGCCATTGTTGAGAGTGCAGTTATACGTCGAACCGCCACCCACAAACGTCTTGGCGCTACCCGACGTCATGCTGATTATGCCAGTGCCGGTGCCGGCGGTTGTGGTGAATCCGGTTGGTGCCGCGTTGTTGAAAGCAGTCGTACTGGAATTGGGGCATACCAGTGTGCCGCCGTTGAACGTCAAGTTCTTGGTGCCAGTGCCCGTCGTGTATGACGTGCCCACCGTCAAAGTGTAGCCGTTTAGGTTGAGTGTGCCATTGTTGTGCTGAAACGCGACGCCGCTGCTCATGGTCAGCGCGTCCAGCAAACGCAGCGTGCCAGCCGGCCCATCAAAAGTGATTGGGAACGTCAGGGTCTTTCCGGCGGAAGTGATATCTACAGTGTTGGTGTTGACAAAAGTCTGGGTTGAAGTGCCGCTAATAGTGACACCTGACCCCAAGGTGTAGTTGCCATAGCGATCTGCCGAAGCATTGTGGTTTATGGTAATGCCGGTAGTGCGCGTCGAAGCGTTGAACGCGCCCATGTTATAGTTACCAATGGATAGCGTTCCCGTAAGAGCCGTGCCCTCGTCAATGACAGCGGTGTCTTGCACTAGCGGGAAGTTTGCGTCAGCGCCCGTGCCATTGGACGACGTGGCCCAGGAATTTGAGCCAGCCCAAGTTGTGTTGGTGCCAACGCGGTAGACCGTCTTGGCGGCGGGAAAGGTGATGTTGGTGTTGTTACCGCAATTGCCCGCCCGAGTAGGGGACGCTGGGGACGCCGCGCCAGCCAAGGTAATGTCGCGAAAATCGCAATCCGTTGCCGCAAGCGTCGCCACCGTCAGCGTTCGTGCTGTCCCGCGCGTATCCGAACGCACATAGCCGCGTTGTCCAACTGAGGTACCTGCGCAGGTAAACGTGCCGGTGATTGTTTGATTTGCCGCCAACGCAAGCTGCGACAAACCAGTCGCGGAAGTCGTCAGCGTCAAGTTGGCAAATGTGTTAGCGCCGCTAATTGTGCGAGTGCCAGTGCTACTAGATGTAAAACCAACATTATTATAGGTAAGACCGCCCCCTATAAAAGTAGTGCCGCCGTTAGAACCATTAATAGTCGAGGTATTTGCGTTAAACGTCAGGTTTGTGGTAGTGCCAAAGTTTACGACTTGGTTGCCAACGCCGGTAACAGTGCTGCTGCCCAGCGTGATAGTGCGTGTGTTGCTATTGCTGGACGCCAAACCGCCGCCGGTGACGTTGTAATTGCCTGTATTAAACGTGCCGCGTGTGATGAAAATGCCAGCCGTGACTGTGTTAAGGGCGCTGCCCAATGTCCAGCCGCCGCCCGCGCCGTCAAAAGTGAATGATCCTAGGTTAAACGCTATGCCATTTGTTGTGATCGTCCGCCCAGTAGTGGTTGAGTTAAACGTAATCGAAGCACCGTTCCACGTTGTGCCCGCAACTAACGTCATGGAGCCGCTGACCGTCACAAGCGTGCCGCTGGAGAAAAACACCGTTCCAGCCGACACGGTGAAGTTTAGGCATGTGACGCTGCCGGAAATCGTGACCGTGTAAGTGGAAGCTTGGTCAAATATGACGTTATCCGCTGCGGTAGGTGCAGAAGCCCCCGAAGGGCCGCCAGACGAGGCTGACCAGTTAGTAGTACTGGTGGTGTTCCAAGTTCCCGAACCGCCGACCCAATACCTGTCAGCCATCGACGCCTTCGCTAGGAACAGAAAGTTCTAATTCGTTTTTAGAGGCAGCTTCGATTACAGCTACCCAATTTTGGACGCGCGCCTGCTTTATTGCCTCGATTTCATCGGGCGTCAAAGTATGATCTTCTTGCAACAAAATAGCATCTCGGAAGAGGCCGTAGGGCGTCACCGCCTCGAAGTCGATCTTGATCCAGTTCATATTAAGCCTGCGTTGCTACTGCAAGAACATCCCAAAACACTTCGTCAGCATTGTACATACAGCCGACATACGTAACTTTACCGGCAGACGTAGCAGTTGGCAAGGTCGTGCCCACAACTCGATAAGAGTTGGAACCAGCCGTCGTCCACGTCAAGGTGCGGCTGACGCCATTGTCCTCGAAGCGAAGAATCAGCTTGTTGCCGTTGACAGGGCTACCAATAGGAGGGTTGATAGAGACAGCCGTAGCCAACGCCGTAAAAGCATACATGTCGAACTGGCTGATGTCAGGGGTAAGACTGACGCCTGTCGTTGTAACAAAGGATCGCGGATTGATGCGCTTATTGGTAAGCGTCTGCGTATCCGTCGTACCGACAACAGTGCCCACTGGCAGCCGGGCATTGATCACCGACACCGAAGCCGAGACGGCAGCCACCCGCACATCCACCGCCGACACGGCCGCCGAGACCGCATTGACCTGAACTTGCAATACCGACACCGATGCCGATACCGCTGTAATACGAACAGTAAGGCCGGACACGAGGGCCGACACGTTCGCCACCACGTTGTTCGTGCTGACGATAGCTGCCGACGCATTGCTTACGCGAATTTCGAGCGCCGAAACAACATTGTTCGTGGAGGTCAGAGCGGTCGAAACGTTATTGACTTGGATTTGAAGCACCGAAACAGAAGCAGAGACAGCAGCCACGCGAATGTCCAGCGCAGAGACAAGTGCCGAAACATTCGCCGCGACCGTGCCAACCGAAACCACGGCTGCCGAGACGGCGCTGACACGAACTTCAAGCGCAGAAACAACATTATTGATTGACGTGATAGCTGCGGAGTTGGTAGCACCCGTTGCTGAAGCTGCGCTGACGCGGACTTCCAGCGCCGATACAACATTGTTGACGGAGACGATAGCAGCGGCATTAGCAACACCAGTTGCGGAAACCGCGCTGACACGAATCTCAAGGGCAGAGACGGCGTTATTAATCGAGGTAATGGAAGCGGCGTTTGCCGAGACGGCAGCCGAGACCGCATCGAGTTGGATTTGGAGTGCGGAGATGGAAGCTTGCGCGTTAATCAGGGCCGGCGAGTTAGTCCAGACCTTGGCGCTGACGTTATAGGCGAGGACTTCTCCGTCAGCGAGGGAGGTGCTGGCGGAAGTCTTGACGTCGTGGAGTTCGCCAAGTTCGTAGCCGTTCTGGACTTTGACGTAAATTTCGCCCGCGCCGCCCGAACCGCCCTTGACGATATAACCCATCTGGACTAGGTGCTGCGGCGCAACCGGCTTAGTGGGCGTGAGTTCGCCGGCCGATACCGGGGACAAGTATACAATTTGACCGTCAGTGTAGCCGAGAGTGTTGACGTTTTTGACGAGGCCGTCGGTTGCGACGTAGCCGGAGTTGTTGACGGAGACCGTCTCCAGCATGATGCCGAAGATGGTCAGGCTGTCGGCATCGCTGTCGGCCTGGGCGAGGGCACCCGTAAGACGCTGACCTTGGGCGCCGGTAACGCGGACAGCCTTGCCCTTCGGCAGCGTGACGCCACTGTTGTTATAGACTTGGGCGACGGTGCGCTGACCGATCAGCAGGTTGACGGTGCCGGTCAGACCCAGATCGAGGGTGCCCGACTCGATATCCCACGTCAGACGCCCCGGCGCGACCGCATAGCTGGTCGTGGTATTGAAGTCGATATACTGGACGTTGGTAAGGAAATCGCCGTTGCGGAAGGCTTTAGTCGAGACGACAGCATTAACAGAAGTGATAGCGGCGCCCAACGAAACGGCTGCGGCCGAGACTGAACTGACGCGGACCTCGAGAGCCGAAACGACATTATTAACAGAAGTGATGGCGGCAGCATTGACGGAAGTAGCAGCCGAAACGGCATTAAGTTGAACTTGGAGCGCCGAGACAGAAGCTTCTACGTTTTCAACGCGGGTGTACAGGTTGGCAACCGTGACCGCAATGACGGACACATAAGCGTTAATCGACGTGATAGCCGCCGCATTGACGGAGGTGCGCGCCGAAACGCCGGCTACCCGCACATCCAAAGCAGACACAACTGCGTTGATAGACGTAATAGCCTGTGTATTAGCAGAAGCAACCGCCGATACGGCGCTGACGCGCGTGTCAAGAATTGAAACGTCGTAAGCTAGCGACACGGCCGCAGCAGAGACAGCATCAAGGCGAACGCCCTGCGCGGACACTACATTGTTGACAGAAGTGATAGCTGCTGCGTTGACCGAAGTGCGAGCAGAAACATCGGCAACTACGACATTGATACTGGTAATAGCTGCGGTGTTAACGGAGACGGCAACCGAAACTGCACTGACTTGAATTTCAAGAGCCGAAACGCGAGGCTCCAGAACCGCCAACGCAGAGACGTTGATGGCTGCGAGCGTCGAATTGATGGCAGAGATCGACGCTTGAACCTGCGTCATCTGCGTGTTAAGGACCGACACCGAAGCCGAGACATTAGCAACCCGGGTAGTCAGATTGGTGAGGTCGGTCTGAACAGACGCAATGGCGGTAGCATTCTGGGTGGCCAGCGTCGAAACCACCGCAACGCGAGCGTCCAAGCTGGAAACTTCGGCCACCACATTGCCCAGACTGAAGACCTTAAGAGCGGAGACATTGGTCTGGAGCGTGCCGCCATTCTGAACGACGGGCACCAACTCGGCTCCGGTCAGTGGACCGGCCGTCGTAAGTTGCGAAATTTTTTGTGGATTAGCCATATGAGCTAGTCGTTCCGCCCAGCCTCTATTCAGCGGAAAAGTATAACATATGCAGACATGATAATCAAGGCAGCCCAAGCATAGCGAGCCTTGCAGATCAGTGAGTTAGTCCTCATCGGGGTCTGCCTCTGGAACCTCGTCGTCCCCAAAAACCGCATCGAACGCGGTATCAACCATGCCCTTGATCAGGCTCCTAGAGAAGGGTATGGACGTCAAACCGAAGGACGTATCGTCCTCCCAAGCAATGAGGACGGCCCTGGGCGACTTGGCTAGGACACGCGAGATGGCTTCCAGAAGTCGCCTATCGATGTCGCTAGCCTCTAGAAAGTCCTGAATAGCTGCGTCACGGTCGACAGCCACGGCACCCGCTACTCCTCTAGTTCGTCAAGGAACCCTTCGAGTGGGTCGGCTTCGTCGTCTTCTTCGTCTTCGGCCTCGGCAGCCTCCATGATCTCCTCGATCAGGTCCTTGGCAGCAGCCGCAGCGTCCGCGATATTGGTGATCTCGAACTCTTCGAGGTAGTCCGGCTCGTCATCGTCGGATGCCACCGTAAAAACCCAGACGCCGTCGTCGTATTGCACCGTAAACTGCATGGAATCGTCCCAAAAAGCTAGAGGCCGATAGGAATACTACCCTACCGGCCCCCATAAGTCAAGCGTCTAGCGTGCGAAGAGCTATTGCCCTGAGAACATTTGCTTTTTGCTCTTCAGAATAGGATCGCCAACTAGCAATTTCTTCAAGACTACGCCTGCAACCAGAGCAAAAGTAACCAGCAGGGGTAGCAAAAGTACTGCATTCTCCACAACACGGGCTCCTTACCTTAGCGGATGGGGCAAGCGCCGGTTGCGCACTCGCTTCCGGTGTCAATTTCGAACTCCTGTTCGTCCGTTTCGTCCCCTTCGGACCCCTTCGGAGCCCCTTCGAGCGGCAGCAGGGTGTCTGCGTAGGCCCGGAAGGTCTCTTCGTCCACCACTTCCTGCGGCAAATACAGGTAGCCGAGGTCCTTGGCGGTCTTGGTAGGGTCAGTCCGGTACAGGAAGCTGACGCCGACGTAGTGATCCCAGTTCTTGTGAAGCCATTCCGCCGACGCAGCCGCCTCCTCCGGGCTGTAGCTGATGGTGACCGAACAGTTGTGGTCCACGTAGTTGTCCATCAGCAGCTTGTAGCGATCCAACTGCACCGTCGCCGGCTCCAGATTGACGAACTTGCCATCCACCTCGTCGAACTTGACGTTCTCATAGGCCACCGGGAATGTAACCAGAACAGCGTCCGGGCTGGACGGGTCCTGAAACACGCGGTAGTTCGCGGCAATCAGCTTCTGGACGTAAGGATCATGCTTGCTGAACCGCACGTTATTGAAGATGAACTTGCCCAGCGGCTTGTGAACACCCTCAGTCGTGTCCATGATCTTGGACAAGGTGCCCGACGGCTTGACCGTAGTGACTGCCTTGGGACGGGGGAGGCCCAGTTCGTCAGCCATATCAAACGCCGCACCACGGGCAGCCTCACGCAGGTTGATCCAAGCGAGCGCGTCGTCTGCCCGATCCCACTCGGCAACGCCCGTAACGCCCACGCCGCACAGGCGCAGGAACTCGTTGTTCTCGTGCCAAGCCCGCTGAAGCACGCCGTCCACCAGATTGACGCAAGTCTGGCGGTAGTTGGCGCGAGCCAGAAGCTGCACGGTACGCCACAGCTTACGGATGTTCTTGCCGTTGAAGTGGCTCAGATTTATTTCGACAAGGTTACAAAAGCCCTTGTTCGGCAGCAGGATTTCGGCGCAGGGATTAACGCCCGAAATCCAAGGGGCGCGGCGCTTGCCTTCCACCATATTGATGAAGCCCGGCTCCGAGCCGCCAGCTTCCTGCATCAGGTCAAACAGTTCAGTGATGTCGGCCTGCGCGGGGCGCGACTTGAACATCACCGAGTTGTTGGACTGCTGGCGGTGGAAGTTGTTGTGGACCCAGAAATCCTTCTTTGCCTTGGCAAACTCCACCCACTCTGGATCGCCATGCGGCACCAGTGCAATTTCCGCCGAGCGACGCGAAGAGAGGGTCGTACCAAGGTGGTTGAGGACATCCAAGATGTCGATACGAGATAGCAGTTGGCCTGCTCGCGCATTGAGAAGTTGGGCGATTCGTTCGAGGGCTGGCGCAAAAGTTTCGTCGCCGCTCGAAATCCACCCGTACCCGGCAAGACGCTCGCCGGCCGGACGAATCTGGCTGAAGTCAAGTCGAAGCACATCAGCCTTCCGCTTGCCAGCCAGCACTTTACCCACCGACTTGGCCCAGGCTTCTGCGCTGTCACCAATACTAATAGTCCAGACCGTCTTGCCGTGTTCCTGCGTGTACGTCTCGACGTTGGTTTCGCGGCCCTTCTTCTGCTCAAGCTGGGCTCGCTGGCTACGGACAAGCTCGATCTCCATAGGCGTCGTAAAGCCGTTCAGCGTGCCGACGACCGGCTCGAAGCCCACGCCACAGCCCTGAAGCAGCAGCCAGAACGCATCTACCACATCGTGGACGGTTTCTACCTTGGTGAAGGCGCAGTTGAACATAGAAGCTTCGCGGCGCTTGGCCACGGCAGTACCGCCCAGCCACAGCGTGCGACCAGAGACCGAAGCCGAACGGTTCAGCAGAACTTCGCGCAGTTCCTCCAGTTCGTTCTCCTGAGCGGAGGTCAGCGGCTTGTCGCCGAGGGCACGCTGCCACAGCCAACGCTGATGGCTAACGACTCGCCCCACAATGTCTTCCCAAGACTCGAAACCGCCAGCCGGCAGCGGCCGGGCATAGGTACGACGAATGATAGTTGCGGCACGCGCGGAAGGCGTACGCATTTCAGGCGAATTGCGCATAATAGCTCCTAGTGGGGTGAAGGACGTTAACTATACCAGAAGACAGGTCAGATTGCTAGTCCGTCTGACCCGGGAAGACGACGCTAGCCGCCTCAAGAAGTTCGCCCCGACGCCGCGACCTGACCCCCGATTCGGAGGCCAGAAGCCGCAGCGTGAACGCGATACCTTCGGGCGTATAGCCCCGACGGCGCAGGCTGACAATCAAATTCTCGACCGTCTCAGTCATCAGTCAGCGCCTTCCACGAGAACGGGAACAGACGCCCCATGATGGGCCCGATCTTCTCGACAACGGCCCGAGTTTCGCGTTGGGCATCAGGCTTGACCCGCAGACCCCACACTCGCGCCCAGCCAAGCAGGGAGCCGGTCCAGTGCCACTCCGTATACATGTTCTGCGGCAGAATCATGCGAGCCTGTTCAGCGCAGCAGCCTTCCGCTACCATGCGCTTGTAGTCCCACACCAGCGACCGGGCAGCCACGTCAATACGCTCCGTGACGCCGTACTTGTCGTCCCAGATTTCGTCAGTGCTACCCTGCTTGATGTCGTCAGAGCCCTTGCGCCACTCCGGCGGCCAGTACAGTTCCGGCGTATCCTTGACGTAGCGGCGGCTGATCTCAGACCACACAAAGCCAACCTGATGCTTGGCCAGTTGCCGGGCCACGAAGATCGGCGCCTTGAAATGGAAGCTGACGTGCGGGTGCGCAAAGGGGAGTTCGTGCTTGTGGCGGGCCAGATAGTTTAGGAGGCGCCTGTCCTTGTCGAGGCGGAACTCCGAGACTCGCTTCCCAAACGATACGCGGGCCGCGTTGACAACCGTCAGGTCGTCGCCGTAATGGCCCAGATAGGTCACATCCACCGATAGCTCTCCTCGTTGATGGGAGAAGCAATCTAGTGGGTAGCGACCAGCTTGTCAAGGAAAGGGGCAGACCCTCACGCTTTAGGTCCGCGACGTACTGGCATCGCGACGGCCGAGCATTCCCAACCGTATCCAGATCGTTGACCCCGCTAGCTATACTAACGGGGGTGCCGTCGCCTATACAATCATGCAAGGGCGACGGCGTTGGGCTGGTATCCCAGTGGTAGGACCACCCCAGAAAAGGTGGGCGGGCCCGCCGTCAGTTAGGCTGCGACCCGCCCTAGTTAAGTAAGGTAATTGTCCATATTTAGTAGGCTAGTCTGTCAGCACACTGTCCCCTTTGGCTGACAAGGAGGAATATAGTACACCCGGGTCCATTTGTCAAGTGCGCTACGCGAGGGACCCGCAGGGAGCAGAGGGTGTGGCAAAAATACCACAGTTGCATTCCAGCTAGACTTTTAGTACTATGTAGTCTACCCTGCCAGAAAAGCACCCAGAATTCAGGTAGGTGAGTTGGTAGTGAGAGTAGGTGAGTGTGGTGCGCGGAATCCTCACCCACGGGCGGCAGCTAAGTCATTGATATCATTAGAAATGGTGAGAAAGGTGAGCGAGTGAGCGACGCGCGGAAAACTTTTCTTATATCTTCTTCTTTCTTCCTTATAAAAGGGGAGTCGCTCACCACTCTCACCTTTCTCACTTTGGAGGCTTACGCCTTGATATATAAGCCTTTTTAGCGGTGAGCATCCGGTGAGAATCGGTTTTGAACCCTCACCGCCGGGCCCGGCAACAGTTATTCCGGCTCTTTGCCTTGGCGACTGTAGCTTTCGGACGTTATCCTTTCATAGCGCGTAGCGTAATGTAAGGCAAGTGACAAACGGGCTGGGCAATTGTCACGGGTTACTGGTCGTTACGAATGCGGAATATTTGATGGACGCTTGATTGGGGCTTGACGAGGGGGTGGCGCCCCGCTATAGTTAGTCCGGCTTTAGGAGGCTGGCATGGCGATTCCGTTGCGGGTGGTTCAGCGGTATAAGCTGGACGAGCAGGATGAGATGGTTTGCACGGGGTATAAGCTTCAGGTGAAAACGGCCGAGGGCTGGACGAACGTGCCGATTGTGTTTGTGCGCGAGGGGGAGCCGGAGCCGGAATGACGACGGGGCTTAAGGAGCTTATTGAGCGGCTGTCGCGGGAATCGCTGTCGCACGCGGCGGATGCCATTCAGGAAACCGAAGATAGGGTGATGGATGAGGCGGATCGGCTGGCTACGTGGGGCGCAAAGTATGAAGGGGATGTGACGGAGTTGCGGGCGTCGGCAGAGGGGCTTGGCAGGGTGAGGGAGTTGTTGGGTTATTTAGAGAAGTATGTGACGCAAGCCTAGGGGGATTGTGGCAGAAATGAGGCAAACTCCAAAAATACGCGCGAATCTGGTAGGGGTATGCTGACTGACAACTGACGCCGGCCACATTTTCCAGCCCCCGTGGGGCCTACCCCCTACAAAATGTAGTATGCCGTATACGATGGGCTTTCGCAACGGGGCGCTGGCGTTGCGCTTGGCGAACGTTCCGCTCCTGGTCCGTATACAATAGGCGTTATACCTTGCCCGCCCGGAACATGTTGCTAGCGGAACGCGCCGGGAGCATATTGTTTTGTTTTCCCAACAAGCCGGTTTCGTTCCAATCCGGGCGGCAAACGTTACGGATGCGGAAAACCCCTTGACAGGAATTTCTACCTGGGCGCCGGGGGATTTTACGGCACACAAGATGTAGTATGCGAGGCTTTCCGGTGGACACAATACCTAGCCGCAATTCTTCCGGCCTTCCCAATATCTAGCAGGAATTACTACGGCCCCCGCTCGCCCCACATTCCACACCCGATAGGTCCGATCCGGCCCTATTCCCTCCCGCGTAATACATGCTCGCGCGCGTACGCGTAAGCCATGCGTCCCCCGCATATCCGCCATGCAAAATCAGCACTAACACTCCGTCCGGCTTGGGGGCTAATCATTGGCCATCGGCGAACGGGAAGCGAAACCCGCCGCCGCTAGGGGCCCGCCCCCGATGCTCTTTAACAACCGAATCGTGGAACCCCTCGCGCATGGTCCGACAAGCCATGCGGTTGATAGGGGTGGTGGTAGTGGGGGACCTGTAAGAGAACCCCACAAGCATGGACTCGCCTTGCGGTAGGTTCCGGCCCATAGATAAGATGGGCGTTGCACTAGCCTTGCACGCTAGCGTAACGGTGCCGAACAGGAATGACGCCGCAAGGGACAGGCTAGGAGCGAACCTAGGTCCATGGCATAAACGTATGCGCTAGCCCGGCGCATGGCTTAGAAGTAGGGCACTGCTATTCCGGTTTCCCCATGGAACACCATGGGGTTTCCGAAATAGTAGCACATTGGAAACAAACCCTAAGCATAAGGTTCCGCCCTATGTCCTTAACTGAGGCCCGCCGCGTCGCGGACAACCCCGCCGCGATATCTTCCGCTTCCGTCCGTTGGCTTAAAACCGTATCCAATACCCTCGCGCGAAGCGATGCGCTGGAAGATTCTGCGCGTAGGCTTGCCATATCTTCCGAATTGGTCACGCGCATATGGCATGACATGCCGCAATCTAACGCCTAACATTCCGGCTTCCGGGTGGGTTGCCACCCGGCTCCCCGAATGGTAGACCATTCGAGTCGCAACCTAGCATAAGGCTCCGCCCTATGTCCTACATGCCGCCTAACGTCCTATGTGTGGACGTGTCATCCAATGGCAAGCTTGGCCCGATGCCGGCCACCTATTCGGCTAGCGCCACGTGCCCGAACGCATGCCCGCTGAAAGATGAAGGCTGCTATGCCGGCGCCGGCTTTCATACGCGCCAAGCTTGGCGCCGCGCCGATGGCCACGGATCGCAAACTAACGTGCGCACGTGGTCGGATTTCCTCGCATGGGTTTCCAAGCTTGGCCGAGGCTTGCGCTGGCGCCACAATACGGGCGGCGACCTGCCCGGCGTGCGCGACCGGCTAGACGGGCTTGCATGCGTAGACCTAGCCCGCGCCGCGTCCGGCACCGATCCAATCATCTTCACGCATTACCCTATCTTGCCCGAGGATGTGCGCACGCCCGGCGTAGACGCGGAGGAAACCGCGCGCCACAATCGCCTAGTGCTTCGCACAATGGCGTTCTATGGGATTGCCGTGAATATCTCCGCGAATAGCCCGGAACACGCATCCCGTATCCGCGCCGCGTGGCCGGAATTCCCCGTTGTCATGGTCGCCGATCTAGCCGAGGGCGAGCGCCACAAGCTTACGCTTGACAATGGCGACAAGGCCGACACGTGCCCGGCCACTATCGCCGGAAGCACCACGACATGCGCGGATTGCGGGCTATGCGCAGCCGCCAAAGCCGCCAAGCGCAAGGTTTCAATCATCTTCCCCGCGCATGGCACGGGCGCCAAGAAAGCCCGCGTTGTCATCCGCCGATCCGCCACCATTGCCTGATCAGGAAAGGAACACGCCCAATGGCACGCGATATCTTTGTGTTCGAATTGTCAACCATGCTGGACATATGCGCCGGCCTAACGGAACGCGGCCACGGTTTCGAGGTGACATGGCACGATCACCAATGGCGTATCCGCCTAACCGGCGCCTTCTAGCCTTCCGGCTTCCCCGTGGATTGCCACGGGGTTTCCCGAGTGCTAGTGCATTCACCTGCAACCCCTAGCATAGAGGAACCTTCCCTATGTCCATCGCTGGCCGAATTGTCGGATGCTCTCACGGGGGCGTGTGGTATGAACCGCCCGGCTACTATTGCGACTTCGCAATCAATTCGGCGCGCCGTTCATGGTTCCCCACGCGGGAAGCCGCCGAAGCATATCGTGATGAACAGCGCCTTGCGCTTTCCTCACAAATTCGTAACTTGCAAATGCAACTGGAAGCCGTCTAGGCTTCGCCCGCAACCCATAGCATAAGGCAACGCAACCATG